CGCCTAGAACCATATCTGTAGAACCTAGTTATACTATGCTTATGCAGCAAAGTATCGCGAAGCCCTTGATGGTTTATTTGGAATCCAAAAGATTTCCTTATAATTCCATCCGATTTTCCGATCAATCGGTTAATCGTGATATGGCCAAGATTGGCTCAATCGATGATAGCTTAGCTACTATCGATCTGTCTGATGCTTCTGATTTGGTCGGTTTAGACCTCGTCGAAAATATCTTTCAGTCTTGTCCTACTTTCTTGGATTTTATCCTTGATTGCAGAACTAAGAAGGCCCGTCTTCCAGACAACTCTGTCATAACTTTGGCAAAGTTTGCTTCTATGGGAAGTGCTTTATGCTTTCCAGTCGAGGCAATGGTTTTCTTTACTATCGTTTGTTATAGTATTTTGAACCAGTCCGGTATGCGTCCATCTGCGACCTTGTTGAAGAGACTTACTGCAAGAGTCTCTGTGTACGGCGATGATATCATCGTACCAACTAAGGCAGCGGCCGGAGTCATGAAAGAATTAGAGGCTTTTGGCCTTAAAGTCAATCATGAGAAATCATTTTCCACAGGACAATTCAAAGAGTCTTGTGGTGGGGACTATTATAAGGGTCACGATGTGACACCTACATATGTTCGCCATTTTGATTTCACCGGCAAATCTCGTGATCCGCAATATGTAGCGGCTTACATTTCATTAACCAATCAATTTTACTTGAAAGGAATCTGGCATGCTAGCCAATACGTACGCGAACACCTCGAAACTGTACTTGGTCCAAGAAGAATCCAAACGGCAACTCAGCCGGTTGGATGTCTTCACTATGTCTCGTTGTGTTTTACAACAGGACTTAGATGGAACTCCGATCGCTGTGGATACAGCATTCGGGGTCCTATATTGGTTCCTAGAAGAATCGAGGATCGAATATCGGACACAGAAGGAACTCTTACGAGAGCTTTCCTCCGAAAAGAACATGAAAATGGCATTAAACTCTTTCGAGAGAATATATGCCAGTCATCATGGGGAAAGGAATCGAGCATTTCGCACGATTACAATCCCATCTTTGTTGGTGGAAATCGGACTCAAAGCGATTCAAGTGTTGGGAGAAGACCTTACGGTCCCACCCCTTTCACCGGGAAAGCTGAAAGTTTCGACCCTTCTAGCGCGTCTGAAGCTATGCAAAGTGTACGAGAGTACACTAGCGTATCGACTGACGAACTAGTTCGATATTTTAATAACCAGGCCAAAACGTACGCTTTAAGTGTACGCTCGGACGACATTATTAATTTCGACACGAG